TAGGCAGATATCAAATGAAAGAGGGCAACGATGACTAAACTTTGTCAGGGACCTGATTGTCATACTTACGATACATCAGACAGGAAACGTGGACCAAAAGGAAACAAAAGAAATCAGACTAGAACTATTGGAACATATGGTTATGGTAACAATAACTTTTGCACATTGAATTGTCAGAATGATTGGTGGGCATTACATGGTAATCAAGCAGTTGATTACTTTGGCAGACTACATCAACCTAAAGTATTAACAGCCGAAAATGGTTGGCGCAGACAATACAACCGAGCGAGGTGGGACAATCCAAATGCACCTGAATACATAGAAAGAAATATGTTAACAGGGGAAGAAAGAGAGTTGACATCGCAACCTAAATAAAGTAGGATTATCCTATCAACAAGAAAGGTAATATGAACACACAAACACAAACAAACACAGAGATCAGTGAGTTTAAGATCATTGATAATGAGAAGAATACTCCAACACTTAAAGAGGCGCAGGACTTTGTAGGTGGATATGTTGAGTGTATAACGTTTCCGAATGGAGACTTATTAATAGTAAACGAAGAGGGAAAGCTAATGCAATTACCTCTTAACCCTGAGGCATCGTTGTTATGGAAGATGACATTCGATAACGACAACTATGTGACAGGACGTAAAGACTTTGTTGTAGGTCCTGCGATCTACATCAAGAAACACGCGCTCAAGAATTGGGCGTAACCTTTCTGACCGAGGCGCTAACGCGCCTCGGCGCCTACAAATCATATCAATAGAGGTACCACACTCAAACCCAAATAACTTTGTAACGTTAAAACCGATACCCCTTAAATAAAAAAGGGGTCCCACTACTTTAGGTTGTAAAGCTTGATTTAGACAGTTAATGGTGGTAAAAAACTTCTTGAACACCTAAGATGGTGCAAAAAATTTTATAAAAATTTTTATGGATTTAGATAATATAGATATAAGTAAACTACCTGCCGAAGTAAGAAAAGAACTTTTACAAATTGATGTTACTCTTGCAGAAAAACATATTAAAAATAAAGCTAAAGATGACTTTATGTCCTTTGTCAAAGCTGTTTGGCCCGAGTTTATAGAAGGTGCTCATCATAGAGTTATTGCACAAAAATTTAATGACCTTGCAACTGGTAAAATTACCAGGCTAATCGTTAACATGCCGCCAAGACATACTAAGTCGGAGTTTGCCTCATACTTACTTCCGGCTTGGATGGTGGGCCGTAACCCAAAATTAAAAATTATTCAAGCAACTCACACAGGTGAACTTGCTGTAAGGTTTGGTCGTAAAGCTAAAACACTAATTGATAGCGCAGAATATTCAAAAATTTTTGATACTACACTTAGAGAAGATAGTCAGGCTGCAGGACGTTGGGAAACTGCCCAAGGTGGAGAGTATTTTGCAGCTGGTGTTGGCGGTGCAATTACGGGCCGTGGTGCGGACCTCTTGATTATTGATGATCCACACTCGGAACAAGATGCATTATCAGCTAGTGCGTTTGAAAATGCGTACGAATGGTACACATCAGGACCTAGACAACGTTTACAACCGGGAGCTAAAGTGGTTTTAGTTATGACTAGGTGGTCAAAAAAAGATTTAACAGGAATTTTAATGAAAAATCAAAAAGATGTTAAGGGTGATCAATGGGACGTGGTCGAATTTCCGGCAATCATGGACCACGGAACTGAAAAAAAACCTGTTTGGCCCGAATATTGGAAAATGGAAGAATTAGAAAAGGTAAAAGCAACACTTCCGGTCGGAAAATGGAATGCACAGTGGATGCAACAACCAACTTCTGACGAAGGAGCGCTAATAAAACGTGAATGGTGGAAAAAATGGGAAAAAGATGACTTACCACCATGTACTTACGTCATTCAAAGTTATGATACTGCATTTTTAAAAAAGGAGACAGCTGATTATAGTGCAATTACGACTTGGGGTATTTTTTATCCTGAAGAAGGAGGCAAACCGAATTTAATTTTGCTAGATGCAATTAAAGATCGTTTTGAATTTCCAGATTTACGTCGTGAAGCACTTGAACAATATAAATATTGGGAACCTGATATGGTGATCGTAGAGCAAAAAGCATCTGGAACACCTTTAACACACGAATTAAGACAAATGGACATTCCAGTGATGACATTTACTCCAAGTCGTGGTAATGATAAGCACGTAAGAGTAAATTCTTGTGCTCCGCTGTTTGAGGCCGGTTTAATTTGGGCTCCTGATCAGCATTTTGCAGAAGAAGTTATTGAGGAATGCGCATCATTTCCTTACGGCGACCATGACGATTTAGTTGATAGTATGACTATGGCTGTTATGCGATTCAGACAAGGAGGCTTTATTCCTCACCCTGAAGACTATGAAGATGAAAAACAACCACCAAGGAAGTTGGAATACTATTAATTATGGCAGGAATTGTATACTCAAAACTAATCGACGCATTAAAAGGCATTGGGGTAGATGTATCTCAACAACAAGCTTCAAATGTTTCAAAACTTACTCCTAAAAATCAATCTACAGCAACAAAAGTAGGTTTATTAGCATCTGAAAGAGATAGAGGCGGAAACTTTGCAACTGTATTAGATATTTTTAAAGACGAAGCAAAATATATTGATTCAATGAATGATGCTGAGCAAATGGCATTTTTAAACAACATTCTTGACTACAATGAGTTTGGTGGAAAAAGTATTGGAGTTAGAACAGGTATTGAAGCTACAGAAGAAATGAAAAAATTTAAAAATACTCAATCAGAATTAAAAAAAGCTCTTGAGGATTTACAAAGCACTACAGAAAAAAATAAAAACCAAGCACTTAAAGATTTAGATGATTTTATGGAAACAGGTGGTCAACCGTTTAAGAAAAAAGATACAAAATTTTTAGGTGGCAGTATGCACGAAGAAGGTCAACTTAGAACTGGTATCAGACAATTTTTACAAACAGAATATAAAAACGGCAGACTTAAACTAAACGACTTAGATAAAGAAAGAGTTATGCAATATTCACCAATGATTGAACATGATCCTATTTTAGTATTTAAAAAAATATATGGCGACGAAGCTTATAAAAAAGCTGGATCGTTTCCTGGTGCATTTGAAATAGGTGAAAATTTTAAACACTACGAAAAAATTTTTAGAGAAAACATGGGGGAAGATTTATTAAAAGTTAAAAACAAAGAATATGTAGGTGATGGTAAATTAATTTTAACAGAACAAGAAGAAGTGTTTAAACCAACTCCTGATGATGACGATATGCCTTTTGCAAAGGGTGGTCGTGCTAGTTTTGCCGGCGGTAAATTAGTTTCTGAATTTATAGCAATGATTGTTAAAAAAGAACCAATTGAAGCTATGAAAGAAGTTAATAAAGTTATTGGTAAAAAAGGTAAGTATAAAAATTTAACACAAAAAGATATTGATAAAATTGTAGCCGATACTGAAGATTGGATTTTTCAAAGAGATCCAGATAACTTGTATGTCTACGATGATGGTAAAACTATTTTTGATGATGATCTTTCAAAAAAAGAGTTTATTGAAAAAGAAGGAAGAAAATTAGATCAAGAAAATATACAAGGTAGTGCTGACGACATGAGTGTTGAAGATTCTTTAACAACAATGGAAGGTCTAGGTGCAACTCAGACTGCTGAAAGATTTAGATTAAAGCAAAAGTATCCAGGGATTACGGATAGTTTGTTAGATGATCTTATAAACGACCCTGATCCAAATAATAAAGCAAGAGCGTTAGCTGCATTAGATGAAGCTATGACTTTACAAAAAGCTGGAAAATCTGAAAATGAAATTATTGAAATATTAAAAAACACACCTAAAAAAGAAATGGCAACTGGCGGACGTGCTGGTTTTGGAGGAGGTGGTTCTACTATGACATTAATGGATGGAACTATAGTTCAAATTCCTACTGGAGCTTATAAAGATGGAAAATTTAAAGATATAATTTATTCAAGTAGTAAAGGAGATTTATTAAGAGAAGAAATTGTTAGAAAACTAGCTTTTGCTCAAGGCGGACGTGCTGGTTTTTATGCTGGCGGTCAGTCAATGATAGAACCTGACTTGTCAGACATTGGCCATGGTTCGGATGCCTTAATGGCACGTAACAGATTAGTATCACCAGGAAGTCAGGCAACAACATCTACGGGTTTAAATTATTTATTGGGTGAAGATAATGACAATACGAGAATTCCTTTTGCTACTAAAGGTAGAGTAGATTTAGCTGATTTAGAATCTCTAAAAAACTTAAAAAAAAATAATAGTTCAGATGGTACGCTAGATCAAAATCCTAGGGAACCAGGCTTAGCTGGACTTGGAGCTTCAGGAAGAAGGGCAGCTAGAAGTCAATCTGAGGATATTAAAAATAAAGTAATAGGTGCTTTTGCTTATGCGGTTGATAACTTAGATCAAGAAACTAAGTCGTATGTAAAATCATTATTTAACGATAAACTACAAGTTGGTTATGAAACGACTATGAGTGGTATTAAACAAGATGCTTTTGGAAAAACCGGCCTTGTACCAATTGATGATGAAACTATTTATAAAGCAATTGTTAATTTAGATTTACCTCAAGACGTAAAACTAAAAATGTCAGCTATTACTGATAAAGCAGGAAATGAAAAAATTAAAGCTTCGTTAAAATCCAACAGTTTAGGTTTAACGTGGGATAATGAAAAACAAGAAATTATTGGAAAATATACTAAAGCTTTATCGCCTGATGGTAGTCTTACAATAACTCCTATTGTTGGTAAAGATGAAAATAGTAATATAGTAAAAGATATACAAATTGATAAAGCTTTTGACAACGGAACTTTAAAGTTTTCTTTAAATGAATCTGATATTTTTAATAAAAAAAATATAGGAACAAAATTCGACGGAGAAAACATATCTTTTTTTGCAGAAAAAAACACCGATGATTTTGGAAATACATTAAAAACAGGTGCAACAGTAGATCTTCCAGTATATTTATTAAATAAAGACGAAAAACCAACAGTTAGTTTTAATTTAAATAAAAATTTAGAAACTGGTTTTGAATCTAAAATGTTTAGTGGTGACTTTCCTATTACAGATAATTTAAGTCTTTTTGGAGTAAGAAAAGAAAATGATAGTGGTTTTGGAAACACAACTAATTATGGTTTAGAATATAATTATGAAAAACCTATTGGAGAGTATGGTAACTTTTTTACAAAAGCTAACATAGATAACAAAGGTGATTATGGATTTAATATTGGACTTTCAATTCCTTTTGGAGAACAAGAAAAAAAAGCACCTCTTCAATTTTCTACTAATAATCCAGAAGAAGCTTACGAATTTTATAAAAAAACAGACGGATTTAAAAAAGATCCTAGAGAGAAAGAACGTCCACTACCAATAATGTTTGCAGAAGGTGGTATTGCTGGCCTAAGACCAGGTTATGCGGGTGGTGATATAGTTGACAAAGGTCGAAGAGGATTTTTAAAATTATTAGGTGTAACAGCTGGTGGAGTTGCAGCACTTAAAACAGGTCTTGTTAAAATACTTGGCAAAGATTCAGGAGCCATAAGTAAAAAAGTAATTGACGAAGTAATTATAGATGGTGGCACAGGTGCACCGGCATGGCTACAACCATTAGTTAATAAAGCGCTTAGAGAAGGAACAGATAAAACAAAAAGCCTAGCTTATAAAGATGCGCAAGAGGTTAAAAGATTAGATACACCAACTGGTCAAGTTGATGTTTACTACGACGTTAGAACTGGTGAAGTAGAAATAGATTATATAGGTGGTAATACCGCTCTTGGTGAAAGTGTTAACATGAGATACACACCAGGTATAGCTGATGAAGGAACTAAAGGTAAACCAGCAGATGAGTTTTCAGCAACTGAAAGTATTCCAGAAGGAAGACAAACTGGACCAGATGATTTTAATATTGAAATGGGAGAAAATACAACAGACAATGTTAAAAATTTATTTTCTGATACAACAGAACTTGCAGAACTTGGCGGTCAAAAAACTCTTACAAAAGATATTGTTGAAACAGTTAAAAAGAAAAAAGTATTAAAACAAATGGAAAACGATTCTGCACAATTTGTAACAGACGTTCAAGGTGATTTTGTACCAGATTAATTATGAGCAACGATTATTTTAAAGCACAGGGATGGTTTAAAAACTATGCACAAAATTCACAAGACAGTCGTGGTTTGTTTCAACAATTAGTAAAAGAAGATGAAGAAGCTTTTAGAATAGCAAGCGCTGAGACAGATAAAATTAAAGCGATGATTAATAAAAAGTTTGGTTCGGGGTCCATGAAGTATGGTTCAGAAATACCTCAACCAGCTACAAGAGACGATGTTATACAAATAGATGCAATCAATTCATTTATGAGACGTAACCCTGCAGCTGAGGGTGGAAGAATGGGTTTTAGTGAAGGATTAAGCGTTGCAGAAAAAGAAGCTCTTGCTGATATGAAAAAAATTGAAAACATTACAGAAGAAACTTTAAATAAATTTAGAAAAATAGTTGATGGATTAAATATAAAAGAAAATAAAATTTTAGGAAAAGACGTTAAACATCTTCCACAAGATGTTACTGTTCAAAAATTGCAAAAATACGACGGCATTCCAGCAGGGTATAAAAGACCTAGAATTACAAACGCTATATTTAAAATGATTTTAAATGAAAAAGGTATTAAAACTTATGATAATTATAGAACTGAAAAAATTGTAAAAGTTTTAAACAATCATTTAGATAAAAATAAAGGAGATATTTTATCTATAAAACCCTCTGCTGCATCTGAGCTTTTACCTGAATTTAAAGTCACAGCTCCCAAAGGTGGTCAAGGAAATTCTATAATAAACACATACAGAAATTTTATTGCAGGAGGAGAAAGAATAGGACAGCGTTCAGGTATTACAGTCCCTGAAACAATAGGTGGAAAACCTGTAAGTGAAATTGTAACAGAATTAGATCAAAATTTTTTAGACATTGAAGGTGGAAGAGCTAGAGGTAATTTTACCGTTTTTGAAGAAACAAAATTGTTAGATCAACTAGCTAATGAAAATCCAAAAGTAAAAGCTTTAGAATTAAAAGGTTTGTATGAAGAAGCAGGAGGAACTAATTTTAAACAAAGATTATTAGGTTTAATACCGGCTAAAACTGGATCAGGTTATACTAAAGAATCAGTTAGAAAAGGCGGTATAAATATTTTAGAAAAAGTTCAAGAAGGAGTTATTTCAAACAGTTTACCTGAGTCTTTAAAATCAGCTTTTACAACTTATGCATCTGGTTATAATCAAGGTAGATTCTTAGCAGAAGCAGATAAATTTAGAAAATCTAATCCTGAATTAGCTTATCGTTTTGTTAACGCTGCAAATATTGTAGCAGGTAAAGCTAGAAGAATTGGATTAAGTGGAGCAGGAGAACACGCACTACCTGTGTCTGCAATTAAAACTGCAAACGCTCCTGTAGAAACTTTACTACAAATAGATGCTTACGTTGATCCTCAAATTAATAATTGGAAAGCTAAAAATTTTGATGAAGCAATTTTTTCGTCTAATAATGGTTTAGCTGTTCAATATAAAAAAGCTACTGGAGAAAAAAAATTAGCTATTCAAAAAGAAATAATGGAACGATTTGAATTTATAAAAGCAAAAGCTCCTGAATTAATGAAGAATGTAACATTAGATTTTACAGATGGAAAATTTACTGCAAGTAGTACAACTGCAGCTATTGATACCTTAGATGAAGCTGGTTTAAAAAAGTTAGGAACTAGAGGAGAAGAAATTAAAAACTTTTTTATAAAAGAAATGCCTGATGCACTTACTATAGATTCTAAATCAGGAAGAATAACAAATATTGATGATTCTTTTATAAATCGAAAAATAGACTACATTGACGGCAAAGGTGGAACTACATTAAGTTCAGGATTCAACACTGACTTGTTAATGAAAGATCCTGCAGTTCAAAAATTATTAAACTCTAAAGCAGGGCAAGCAGTAAAAAATGCAGCAAGAGGAACAGCAGGAGCTGTTGGTAAAGTATTTGGTGTAGCCGATATACTTATTGGAGTATTAGATTATGAAAATAATATTAGTAAAGGTCAAAAAGAAGGAGAAGCATTAGGCAATGCAGTTCAAGCAATGTCATTTGGTTTATACAAATCTGGTGACAGAGCAAGAATAGCAGACGTTAAAGAAAGATTTGTAGCAAAAGGTGGTAATGGAGAAATTTTTGATCAAGCAACTGCGTTAAATGCTAAAGACCAAGAAATAAATGATCTTATTTATAAAAGTAAATTTACAGCTGACAAAGCATTTATGGATTTAAGTCAACCTCAAGCTATATTAGGTAAATCATTAGATCAAAGAAAACAAGATTACGGTATTTTAAAAAAAGAATTAAACGAAAAAATTGCAAAAAAAATGTCTGAACGAGATAACATGATTGAAAGTTATAAAACTAATTTAAGAGTTAGTGAAGCTGGTGCACCTATTCAAATTGGTGGGAATGAATTTTTTAGTCAACCGTTTAAAGATATTAAACGATCAACAATGGAAAAAATTGAAGACGAAAACAAAGAAGCTTATGACATGCAAAAAAGACAACTTAATTTTACGTCTGGTAACATAGGTAACTTTTTACAAAATGAAATTTTTACAATGAATCCTCAAGAAAGAGCACAAATGCAAAAATACATAAATGAAATGGATGAAAGAGAATTGTACAAATTTAATCTAGAAAGAGGTATGGACCCTGATAACTTAATAAGATTTGAAGATATATTAAATTATAAAACAACATCTCCTGAGTTAATGGGAGTTAATACAACTAAATATATAAATAAACGTGACCAAAAATCAGAAGGTGGTATAACAGGATTAAGGAGTAAATATGAGTATAAAAAATAAACCAACAAAGAAAAAACCAAACATGGCACAGAAGATGAGAGCCAATCCTGGTTTTAAATGGTGGGCAGTGCCACCTAAAAAGGGCCCTCTATCACAAGGGTTGAAATTACCACAAAAACAAGTTAAGAAAGTCTAGGAGAAAATATATGGCAGATATAGATAAGTCTCTCCCTAATGAAAGACCTGAAGACGAAGTTCTAAAAGAACAGATGGAAGAGGTCGATGTTGCAGAAGAATTAGGTAAGGGACCAGTAGAAATTACAGAAGACGAAGAAGGGGCTACAATTGATTTTGACCCTAATGCAATGCAAATGCCTGAAGAAGGAGATCCGTTTGCAAACTTAAATGATTTACTTCCAGAAGACATTACAGACCCAATTGGTAATCAATTACAAAATGATTACATGGAATACAAAACTTCAAGAGCTGAATGGGAAAGAGCTTATATTACTGGTTTAGATTTATTAGGATTTAAATACACAAATAGAACAGAACCTTTCCAAGGAGCAAGTGGTGCAACTCACCCAGTTCTTGCAGAAGCTGTTACGCAGTTTCAAGCACTAGCTTATAAAGAATTATTACCAGCAGATGGACCTGTGCGAACTCAAGTAATGGGCGCGAGTAACCCAATGAAAGAAGCACAAGCTCAAAGAGTAAAAAACTTTATGAACTATCAACTAATGGATCAAATGAAAGAATATGAACCTGAGTTTGATCAAATGTTATTTTATTTACCTCTTGCAGGTTCTACATTTAAAAAAGTTTATTATGACGATTTATTGGGACGAGCTGTATCTAAGTTTGTTCCTGCAGATGATTTGATTGTTCCGTATACAGCTACCTCATTAGAAGATGCGGAATCAGTCATTCATCGAATTAAAGTTTCTGAAAATGAATTACGTAAACAACAAGTAGCTGGTTTTTATTCTGATATAGAACTTGCTAAACCAGTAGATGCAAATAAAAATGAATTAGAAGATAAAGAGAGAGAAGTAGAAGGAATTAACAAATCCCAAAGAGTAGAGGCCATGTACACACTTCTAGAATGCCACGTTAATCTAGATATTGAAGGTTTCGAAGATGTTGGTCCCGACGGAGAACCAACTGGAATAAAATTGCCTTACATCGTTACAATCGAGGAAGGTAGTAGGAAAGTTTTGTCTAT